TATATTATTATCTTTTATAAATTCTTTTAAGTCAAACAAATCATTTATATTAAAACCTAAGTAAGTTGTATTATTAAATTTTAGTTTTTTATATTTAAGTAGTTTACTTTTATAATGATTAGTTTTTAAGTGTTTTAAATTTGACATAGTTTATATTTTAATTACACTTATATTATCACATTGTTATAAGATTTGTAACGTATATTATATAATAAAATAATAAAAATATACCTTTTTATAAATTTATGTAATATATATTATATAAAGTAACTAAATACAATAACAATACAAAGAAATTAAATAAACTTTAATAATAATGTGATAAATGTTATTAATTAATAATAATAATGTAAACGTGTATAAAACAATTGTATAATATGTGAATATACTTAATAAAATTCACTAATATAATAAATATAATTAATAATGTTTACATTATATGTAGTATTTAGTTAATATTACTAACAATAATGCAATGATCTATGTAATGTATTGAAAATTAAGCAAGTATATACTGATAATAATGCATAGATCTATACAAAACACTGTAAATAGTACAATACATAGTGGCATAGGTTGTGAATATGGCTTTAAAATTAAGGTTTTATTGTCAAATACGTAATGCAACCCATTACCTCTATATATCTTAATAAAAATAATTTGATATGGCAAGACACACGGTAAATGGTTTGTCTCCTTTAACAAGGAAAGACAAATGCTATTATAAAGTAAAGAGACAGTACAAGGTATTCCCTTCGGCTTATGCTTCAGGGGCTATTGCTAAATGTAGAAAGAGAGGGGGCTAATGGCATTACCTAAAAATGGAGTAGCCCGTGAGATTCGCCACTATGTTGGCAGTTTATTTATATTCCTTTTAATTATATTCATCGTATTTAGTTTAATGCGATACCCAGTACTAGAAACAAACAAAGAAGTCGTTATGATGCTCATAGGTACACTTGCCGCATCTATAGGGCTTGTCGTTAGCACAATCACAGGCGCTAAGCCAGATGACGTTAACGCACTTAAATCAGACATCGAAAAGAAACAATTACAAATAGACCATCTTACTAAAGGTAAGGATGATCTAGAGTCAATGATCATAAGCTTGCAAAAGCAGATGCTAGACAACCAAGACGATGTAATGGATAAGATTATACTTAAAGCGGCCCTTGATTATGATGACCGCGCACAGGCAAAAGAAATACTAAAAGAATAATATGGCATTAACACAAGTATCATCAGACGTAGTAGATTCGTCTATAGCAAAAATAGTTACACTGACGCAATCAGCGTATGATGCGCTTAGCTCATACGATTCTTCTACATTATATATAACAACATAGATTATGGCAATATACCTAGGAGCAGCACAATTAGATGGTGGTGGTAGTGGTGGAGGTGGAGGTGGCCTTCCTGAAACACAAGTATTTACGTCTTCTGCAGTATGGACTGTGCCTCAAAAAATAATAGATGAGATCGCGAGCGAAGGTCATGCAGAGGTGGGGTTGCTGATGGTGGGCGGTGGGTCTACTCAAACTACAGCGTCTGATTCTGCCACCAGATCAGGGGAGGTGGTTCAAGAATATTACCAGTTAACAGCTAATGACTATGATGATCCAACCGCTGCAACACCTCAAATAACAGTAACAGTAGGAGCTGCCGGAGGACTTACAGGAATAACAGAAGTCGGTGATGCTAATGCGCCATCGGCATTGGATAATATAACACAAAACAACAGCTTTTCGGACACTAATTCTGGTAGTGGTGTTACACTAACACTAGCTACTACCACTCAAACAGTAGCTAACAATCAGTATATAGCAAAAAATGGCTCAGGTAATCCAGCAATAACTAGGGCTAGAATAACTAGCTTTACTCCCTACAGTGGAACATATACCGCATCTGGTAACGGATTAACTATTACTACGACTGGAGGAACTGTATTATCAGATACAGGAAGCTTAGGCACTAAAGACATACAGTGGGAAGATGATGATCCCGCGTATCTTACCTCAATACGTTTCCAATGGCAAAGGTTTTCATCATATGTAAGCGTTACCGCTACTTGGAATGGAACTGGATGGACTTGGTCTCGCAGCGGTGGGGATGCTAATTCTAATGCTGCCTCTGCTAGCTTTGGGTTTGCGATAGATTATGGGGTAACTGGTGGAATAACCAGTGCAAAAAAAGCTAGAGAAGGTTCAAGTTCTGAATATACAGAATTTTTAAGTAATCCATATTCAAGAGATGGATATGGAGGGGGTTATGGTAAAAACACACAACATGGAACGCCTTTATATTTGTCTGAGAGTTTAGGCTCGCCAGGTCAGGGTGGTTACTTACAAATATTTTTCTAATGGAAATAGCACTAATTAAAGAAGGAGTAGTAGTTAATAGAGTAATGGTTAATTCTGTAGAAATGGCGCAAGCAATTTTTCCTGGCTATACAGCTATAGAAGACAACTCTAGAAGCTATAACATAGGTGATAACTATCAAAATTAATGGCAGTACGCAAAACTAAAAAAGGAGCAAATCTTAAACGCTGGTTTAAAGAAAAGTGGACCGACGAGAAAGGCAATCCTTGTGGTTCTGCTAAACGCAAAGGTGTAAAGAAGTGTAGGCCTTCTAAACGTATATCAGGTAAGACAGTTAAAACCTGGGGTGAAATGAGTAGCTCTGAAAAACGTAAGGCTGTTGCACAGAAGAAGCGTGTAGGCATGGGTAAACGTGCACCACAAATAAGAAGAAAGAAAACAAAACGTAAAAAGAAATAATTATGGGTAAAAAAGGAACAACTGTAATGCCTGGCGTTTATGCTAAGCTAAAAGGCAGAACTGAATCATCGAAACTATTGGGGCTTAAGAAAAAGTCACCTATTAAAAAATACATGAAATAATGTACGGGCCTATTAAAAAAGTAGCTAAAAAAAGCGGCTATACAGAAAATAACGCGGAACCCAATGGATTAACTCCAAACCAAGAAAAAAATTTATCCCCAGAATTAAAAAGTGCAATTAAAGAAAAAAAAGGTTTTATGAGGTATGCTGATGGTTCTGTGCCAACAGAAATGTCAGATCCACTTCCAAGATTCTGTGGAGGAACATCAAAACCATATAAAAAATAATATTATGTCAGAAGAAAAAAAAGTAGTAAAAAAAGAAAAAGTACAAAAGCCTAAGCCGGCACCAAAACCTTACGTAGACGTAAGATAATGCCGCAAAAATTATCTCCTGCGGCCCGTAAAAGAAAAGCGGCCCGTGACCTTGCATATGCTAAAACTCCCCGGCGTCGAGCTATGAAGGCGGAGAATCAAAGAAAAAGACGCAGTGCACTTAAAAGGGGATTGAATATACAGGGTAAAGATTATGACCACAATAAAAAGAAGTTTGTACCAGTTAAAACAAACAGAGGTGGTTATGGCAAAGGTACTAAAAAATACAACACAAAATGAAACCATTTACTAATAAGTTTGCTAGCTGCAGTTGCGGCGCAACACCTTTAGCAAGAAGAAAGTCAAATGCTCCTTCTCGTAAAAAGTCTAAAGGCTACTATGCTAAAGTAAAGTCCGGAAGCGGTACTGGTTCTAAAGCAGGTGGCGGAATGACCTCTAGAGGCGTAGCTAAATATAGAAAAGACAATCCGGGGTCAAAGCTTAAGACAGCCGTGACAACTGCACCCTCAAAACTTAAAAGGGGTAGTAAAGCCTGGAAGCGTAGAAAATCATTTTGTGCCAGATCGAGAAGCTGGAAGTCAGAGCGTGGTAAAGCAGCACGCCGTAAATGGAACTGCTAATATAACTTATATCAATCAAATCAAATTAAATTAAATGGCAATACAATTCGGATCGCCTAAAATAGTTAAAGAACTTAGCTTCGGTACAGATGCTAAGCAAAAACTAATAGACGGCATTAATAAACTAGCAAAAGCGGTAGGTAGTACACTCGGTGCATCAGGAAGAACGGTAGTTCTTGAAGATGACTTTGGTAACCCACACGTGACTAAAGACGGGGTTACTGTAGCAAACTACATTAATTTAGAAGACCCAGTAGAAAACCTGGGTGTTACTATGCTTAAGCAAGCTTCTCGCCAAACTGCATCTAAAGCAGGTGATGGCACAACAACCTCAACAGTATTAGCGCAAGCTATAATTCACAACTACTTTAATCAAAAGGGAGAAGAATATTCTTTTAGAGATATTAAAAATGGTGTTTCAGCTTTTGCAAAGCATACTATAAAAGAATTAGAAAAAAGAAGTGTTCCCGTTGATGATAAAAGATTAAACCAAGTTTCTAGAATATCAGCCAATAATGACACTGAGCTTGGTGACTTCATAGCAGAAGCATTTAAGTCTGCGGGAGATAACGGAGTGGTTACAATGGAAACCTCACCGTCAAATGAAACATACATAGATGTAGTAGATGGAACCCATATTAATGCTACATCGAAAAGTATACACTTCTATACTAATAGAGAAAAAGAAGTAAGTGAACTAGACAAGCCATTAGTATTCTTATGCGCGTCTGAAGTAACTAATATAAGAAGAATACAAACAATACTGGAGCATGCGATCAAGTCCAATAGATCGTTATTGCTTATTGCCCCTTGCGAACAGCAGGTAGTGTCAGCTTTAGCGATGAATCACGTAAAGGGCAATATTAAGTGTAATATCATAGATCCTCCGTCGTTTGGGCTGAAGCGTAAGGACATACTGGATGATATTGCCCTTCTAACGGGTGCTACTGTTATTGATGAGAACTTAGGTGACTCATTAGACAACATCACCCCAGAAGTGTTAGGACAAGCCGATAAGGCTATCATAGATAATGATGGTACTACTCTTGCTATTAAAGAAGTATCACAAGAAGTTACAGAACGCGTAGATTATTTAAAAGCGCAGTTAGACGAAGAAGAGCACCATGTAATGCGCCCTCATATCGAAAACCGACTGGCGATATTGTCAGGTGGAGTTTCTATAGTGTATGTAGGTGGAGATACAGATGTTGAAGTTTCAGAAAAGAAAGATAGAGTTGACGATGCTATACACGCCGTAAGGGCCGCTAAGAAGGAAGGCATACTTCCAGGTGGTGGTTCTGCGCTTGTTCATGCGGCAAACTCTGATTGGCAAATGAAACTTAACCCCGGTGAGCTTAAAGGTGTAAGTATATTGAAACAATCTTTATACGCACCTTTTTTACTTATACTGAGTAATGCAGGATTAAATTCAGCGGAGTATACTGGATTAGGTAAATGGGGGAACGGTGTAGACGTCATAGATGGCAAAATCAAAGATATGCGCAAAGCGGGTATTATTGATCCTCTTCTTGTTACTAAGTCAGCGCTTCAAAACGCTATATCTGTAGCTACTACTATTCTTTCAACTGATTGTGTAATTTCAAACGTAAGAGAAAATGAAGGCAATAGGTAGATACATTATTATTTCTGAAATAAAAGAAGACATAAAGAAAACAGACGGTGGGCTGCTACTTGCAGAAAACCACCGCGAAGATATAAGATACCGCACTGCAGATGTTATTTCTGTAGGTACAGCGGTAGAGGGTGTAAATGTAAATGACAAAATATATTATGACAGACATGCTGGACATAATATAGAAATTGGTAAAGATATTTATAAAGTTATACAAGAGCAAGATGTTATAATAGTATTGTAATGGATAGAAGCGATTTTTTAGAGCGAGGCGAACTAAAAGTTGACTTTCTTAAATATTACAGGCTTGTGTCTCGCTGGGCTTGTAAAGAAAACAATATATCAATATCAGATTTAGAATTGTTATTTTATTTAGACCCCATCAAATACTTTACTATAAAAGACTTTCAAAACGGTACCATGTACTACCATTGGGATAGGCAAAGATTTTATCGTTTACAGAGAGAAGAGTGGGTAGAAAAGATACATAAAGGTAACGGCCGTTTAGGCGATCACAATAAATACAAAGTATCTTTCAAAGGCAAAAGACTTATTAATAGAATATATAAAATATTAATAGGCGAAGAAGATATGCCTTTATCTGCTAAACGCGGTTTTGGAAAACGCAAGACTTATGTGGATAAAGTATATTCAAACGCAATAGATAAATTTAACAAAGATAAATTATAAATGGCTAGAATATCAACGTACGATCAGGACAGCACTCTAAATAAGCTAGACAAAGTAGTTGGTACTGACAGTGCTACTGGTGCTACTAAGAATTATACTATTCAGTCTTTAATGGGCCTTGTTAATGCCGAAGACTTAATTGATGTTTTCGATGGCGTTTCTTACACTTTTAAAAGCTTTGACCATTACTCAACAAACCCAAGAGGTATTATAAGCCTCAACACAGGTACTGCAGTTACTTCACCATTTAGTGGCATAAGCCGACTATATATATCTGCATTAGATAAGCAAGGCAATTCTGTAGGAGACTATTTAGATGATACGGTAAATAGTTTTATTAGAATAGTACAAAAAAGCAATATTAATGCATATGGCGTTTTTGAAGTAAGAGACGTAACAAATTATGAAAACGGAGCTTATAAACTTTTAACTGTAATTTCTCGTACTGAAAACGGCAACATAATAGCAAATGAAGATTATTTTATTTCTAATTATTCTGCTGTATTTGATCAAGACTTTTCTGATGATTCTGTAACAGAGTTTAGCGATGTTACAAGCGCTGGTTCTGGACAGATCATAACTAATGCTGAAAGAACAAGTTTAAATAACTTTACAGCTAATGGATTGCTACATACAGACGTAGTAGATAATGTAACGTCTACAGCTGCTGATGTACCTTTGTCTGCTAATCAAGGTAAAATATTAAAAGATTTAATAAACAGCATTAATACACTTTTAACAAGTGATAATGTTGATTTAGATAGCCTGCAAGAGGTTGTAGACTATATAGAAGCCAATAAAGATACTTTAGATAATTTAGGTATAAGCAATATATCTGGACTTCAAGCGGCTTTAGATGCAAAACAAAATACAGAGGCTGGTAAAGGTTTATCGGCTAATGATTTTACCACGGCTTTACTTACTAAATTAAATGGTATAGCTGCTGGAGCGCAAGTAAATGTAAAACCTAATTGGACAGCAGGTGCGGGTACAGATGCGGAAATATTAAACAAACCGTCTGACTTAACAAACCTAACTCTTTATAGTGTAACTAACCTTAACGACGTTACATCAGCTGGTTCGGGCGCTATTATAACCTCTGCAGAAAGAACTAAATTAACAGGAATTGCAGCAGGCGCTGAGGTAAACGTGCAGGCTGATTGGAATGAAGCTAGTTCTTCAGCTGATTCTTTTATTCAAAATAAACCTTCATTAGCTCCGTCTAATGCGGAACAAAATGTTCAGTCCGACTTTAATGAAACTGATACAAATAGTGATGCGTTTATTTTAAATAAACCAAACTTAACTTTAAAAGCGGACAAAACGACTACAATAGAAGTTGTAGGAACTGCTAACGAAATTGTAGTAGCTCCATTGGGCGCGCAAGACTTATCAACAAATAGAACATTTGCGGTAGGTTTACCAAATGATGTAACCATTGGTGAAGATTTAAAAGTTAACGAAACCATTGAACTGGTAAACGCTCAATCCTCAACCCCTGCTTTTGATAATGGTATATATTACACTACTGAAGATGGGCACGATACTTTACATTTCCGGTATCACGGTCACGATTTAAGTATTGATTACTTAACTGAAAACATACCGACTGGAATATTAAACGGAGGTGTACTGTCTACAAATACATCCACGACATTTGACGTTGCAGCTGGGGATGGTGTTATTAATATACTTAACAAAGATAATTCTGACCCGCATCCAGAAATTAAAAAAGTTTCGTGGTCTGCCACAACAGTCACGCATACTTTAGGCAACGCAGGCGATGCTAATCAATTAAACACATGGGTATATGTTGATTCTTCTGGGAATATCCAGCAGACTTTAACCACGCCCTCTCCTGCTTTATGGAGAAGCAATATAGTACTGGGGTCTGTAATACACTCTAGTAACGCAATTAGGTTTGTAAAAACATTCCCTAGACCATCTTATTCAAATGGCAATACGTTTGCAGAGTTTGTAGAAATATTTGGTCCATTAAAAAAATCAGGGCATTTACTTACTGTAAATAGCACGAATACGCTGGCGCTTGATAGAGCAGCCGGTATTTCTTTTGGAGTCGGTAGAAATTACCAAATAGACGCAGAAGAGCCTAACTTAGTTTCCGATGGAGCAACCACTCCCGCATTCCACAGATATTCCAGTACAGCTTCGGGCTTTACAAAAGACGATGGAACAGCAGGCGCGGGGTATACATCAATAGATCCTACAAAATACGACAATAGCGGAACTTTAACAACCGCTTCAGCTGGCCAATATACTGCGCAAAGATTATTTCATTTTCCTAATAATACAAATGTAATAGTCGCATATTATGGTAAAGCCGAGTACGCTAGTATTGATGATGCTGAAAAAAATTACTTATTAGAAGATTTTCAAGAAGCAGACAATACTTCTAGCCAAGCTATATATCTTGGTGCGCTAATAGTAAAGGGTAATGCTACAGATTTAGGTAATTCTTCTCAAGCTAAAATATTAACCGGTGGTATATTTAGAAGTTTATCAGCTACTAATTTAGGTGGAGTTGCTATAGATTCTGCAATAAACGACCTAACCGACGTAAATATAACAAGTGTAGCCAATGATGAAATATTACAATATAATAGTTCAACCGGAAATTGGGAAAACCAAGCCGTTATATCAGGAACTGGCGTAGCTAACAAAATAGCTATTTGGTCAGGGGCGAGCGCACTTACCCAAGACACTAACCTGCACTGGGATACAACTAATGACAGGCTAGGGATTGGGACTTCGAGTCCTACAAGTGCTTTGCATATATCTGATACAACACCGGAAATATATTTAGAAGATTCAAACAATACTGCTGATGCTAAACTTTTAGCTAATAATGGTAATCTTGGTTTATTTTCAGATGTAAACAATGAGCACGCTTCATCTATTATATATTTTAATGTAGATGGAAGTGAAAAAATGCGCATAGACTCTTCTGGCAAAGTAGGAATAGGGACTACGAATCCACAAGAAGCCTTGGATGTTATTGGATTTATACAATCGGACTCTATTATAGTTGATCAAAATAGCTTATTTATAAATTCTAATCAGAGTCCTAATGTAGGAATGGGTACAAATTCCCCTAGTGAAAGATTAGATGTATTAGGGGTGGTAAAGGCAACAGGTCTTAAGGTTAATAACAATACTATTTATGTAGCTAACTCTGGCACAAATGTAGGAATAGGTACTACTAGCCCTTCGGTTTCTCTTGATATTAGTGATACAGATGCTATTCAAGTTCCAGCGGGAACTACAGCACAAAGACCTACTGCTGCAAACGGTATGCTAAGGTATAATTCTGAGGATGCTCAATTTGAAGGTTATGCAGATGGTGCTTGGGGCGCAATAGCGGGCTCGGGCGGTGGAAGTGGAGAAATAGTAAAACAAACGTTTAGCGGTACTGGATCTCAAACTACATTCACGTTGGCTAACACAATTGCGGATATTGATAATATATCTGTATATGTAAGTGGTGTTTATCAATACCCATCAAACTATACGGTAAATGGCACAGATGTTACATTTAACGCGGGTTCAATCCCCGCATCGGGTACAAATAATGTGCATTTTATTCACACCACAACTGTCGCAAATCTAACAGAAGTCGGTTCTGTATTTGTGGACCAGTTCACAGGCGACGGCACGGCAACACAATTTTCTGCATTAAGCATCGCGCCTACAAGCGAAAATAATACAGATGTATATATAGACGGTGTATATCAGCAGAAAAATGCTTATGGCATTGCTGGTACAGCAATTACATTTAGTGATCCACCAGATGCTGGGGCCTATATAGAGGTTAAAACAATGGGTACTATTGCCCCTGCTGCTGTTAATGCTGTAACTACAAGTTTAGTTTCAGATTCATTTACAGCCACTGCAGATCAAACTAGTTTTACTTTAACAAATGGTACACCAAGCGCAAAAGAGCTTACAATGGTCTTTGTACAGGGCGTATATCAAGCTAAAGCAAATTACAGCTTACTAACTAACCCTACTAGAATAGTATTAACAGAAGGCGCTGAAGTTGGTGAAACAGTTGAAGTAATATCTGTATCAGGCGCAAACTTAACAACAAGCCCTGTAGCAAGTGTTAACGGTCAAACAGGAGCCGTAACTTTTGATACATATACAGCACCGACTGTATATGTAATAAATACAAACACAACAGCTGCTGCAAATTCAGTTTATGTTTTAACAGCCAACCTTACGCTAACACTACCGGCTAGTCCAAGTTCAGGTGACTCTATAAAGATTTCAAATAGATCTGGAGTTGCAACTTGTGTACTCGCAAGGAATGGTAGTAATATAATGGGTAGCGCATCTGATTTAACATTAGATACAGCATCTGCAAGCTTTGAATTAATATACTCTGACGCAACAAACGGCTGGGTAATAATAGGACAATAATATGGGTAATCTAACGGATTCATTTCCAGCGGCTTCGTCTAGCAACGTATTAGAAATAATACAAGGCTCGGCTGACGGGAGAAGTATAACCGTTGGTTCTGGAGCCTATACTTTAGAAAACGTTACAACTTATACGAATAGCACCACTAGTTATCAAAAAATACCAGGCAGTTTAATAGCTTATACTCCACCTGCAGAAGCAAGATCAGTTTTATATAAATTTGATTTTAAATGGCATTCTATTGGGTCTTCTGGAATTTCTCATTTTTATGTAGATGTTGATGGTACTAGAATAACAAATTCAAATAAAACTTTTTCTGAAAACTATTCGGGAAACCACGTCCACACTCACGGCGGAAGGAACGATAGTATATATTGGGTTTTTGATTTAACAGTAAGTTCAGATAACGCTGCTAATGGAGAATTTTCAAGCTGGACTTCTAATAAAACAATACAAACAAAGTTTAGAAGATATAATAGTATTTATGGCGTTGCCGCTAATTATAATAGATATTATAATGGGGGTAACGCAGCGGGCAACGATGCTTATACTATACCTTCATTAACAATAATAGCTTTAAAATAATGGGTAATTTAACAGATTTATTTCCAGCCCCCGCTTCTAATTCAATATTAGAAACCTTAGTTGGGGTTGCAGACGGAAGGTCTGTTACAGTACCTTCTGGAACTTACACGTTTGGTAACGTTACGGCAAGACAAACTTTAAGTACAAGTTATACTGATGTAACAGGAAGCAGTATTACATATACACCTCCTGCAGAAGCAAATTATGTTTCTTATAAGTTTTTTTACAAGTCTGATTCTCGCGATATAAATTACGGGTCATCTGGAATACACAATATTGCTTTGTATTTAGACGGAACCCGAGTTGCTCGCGCACAAAAAAGCGTAGCTGGCAATTACAGTGGCAGCCACTCTAATAATCACGCATCATTTACACAATATGTAGAATTTGTTTTTGATTTAACAGCATACAGCGATGATATATCAAACGGGAAGCTCGCGGGGTGGACAACCGCTAAAGAAATAAAAGTAATGGCAAGAGATCATAATTCTCCATATTATAGAGCTACCATTCATACAAATATTTGGAGAGATGGAACTGCTGCTGGGGAATTTACTTATTATCAGCCTATAATTAAAATAACAGCATTTAAATAATGAGTAACTTTACAGATTTATTTCCGGCAGTTTCTTCTAATAATGTTTTAGAAATGATATGCGGTATTGGTGATGGCCGAACTGTACATGGGGTTACTAACAGCTATACTATGGGAACGGCCTCTGCGATAGAGTTAACCACAAGTTACCAGGATATGCAGGGTAGCTCTATAGACTATATATTACCCGATGGCGCTAATTATGTGCACTATGAATATATTGTTAAATGGGCGGCAAGGGATTACAGCGGAATATGTAACTGGAGATTATATTTTGACGGGTACGAAGTAAATAGTGCGTTTGTTTCTAACGCGAGTAGTTTCGGAAGCAGCAATCACGGGCACCATTTAGTTTATATAAATTGGGTTTTTGATTTAACAGTTAGTACTACAGATTACACGGACGGAAAAATATTAAAATCTGATTGGACAGGCGCTAAAAATATAAAAGTAATGGCAAGAGAACATACTTCAACTTATGATGCACGAGCCCACTGGACTACTTGGCGGGATGGCAGTACCTCTGGGTACCCATTTTTAGATGTTCCTTTATTAACAGTAACAGCATATTCATAAATCATGATTTCATATACATATCAAATATTGTCGCTAAAAAAACATAACGATAATTTTTTAAACAATATAAAAAGTTTTAAAATACGTATTACCGGTACAGAGGGCGGCGAATCGCATTATGTAGATGATGAAATATTATTAGACATGCCTTCTGAAGGTTCTTTTATAGAATACCAAGAGTTAACAGAAGAAAATTTAGTTAACTGGTATAAAGACGGTATAAGAGAAAATTTTGCTCAAAGCGAAATACAACAAAAATTTAATTTAAATAAAGGTACTGAAACAATTAGTTTTCCCTGGTTATGATAGGAACATCACAATTAATTAATACGTTTTCACGTCCGTGTTTTACAGATACGACAGATATATTTAAAGACGGAAGTGGAGTAGCCCTGCATGGTTTAGATTATGATGCTTCAGATGCTGGGGGTGCTTCAGGTAAATTTGGTGAAGCTGCTATATTTAATGGGAGTAGTTCTGTTGTAACAATAAATAGTACTTTTGATTTTAGTTCAAGTTTTTCAATTTCAATGTGGTTCAACGCTGATACTTTACCTTCCGGTACTTATATACCATTGTTTTTTACAGATGGGTATGGAGGACCTAGCTCAGATTATGGAATTGCTTTATATTTATACGGTAATACTATAAAACCATGGATAGACAGGCAAGGTACATATACTAACATTTTTACAGCAGGAACGCTGTCTACAGGCACGTGGTATCATGTAGTGCTAAATAGAGACTATAATTCTAAGTGGGAATTGTTTTTAAATGGCTTATCTCTAGGAACTTATACAGGAGTTGGTTTAACTGATAACTACACTCCCAGTTCTTTTAGTACAATAGGAAAGCATTCTACTGCTAGTATGTGGTTTGACGGAAAAATAGACCAAGTAAGAATATTTAATACAGCGCCTATACAATCTCAAGTTACCCAATTATTTCAAGAAAACAGTTCAACTGTAGGTACACATTTATTTGGGTGTGTTGCAAACTATAATCTTGATGGTAGTGCAAAAGAGTCTATGGGTACCACGGCTTATGATGGTACAGAAACAGATATAACATATAGATATGACGGAACCCCGACAGCAGTAGACTTCGGCGTTGGAGGCAAATCAAACTATGGCGCAAGGTTTAATGGAAGTAGTAGTTATATAAACCTTCCAAATTTAGGTACAGATTTGTCAGGTTCAAATACAAGAACTTTATCAGCTTGGGTAAAGCTTGATTCAAACCCTTCTGTTTATTCTGCGGTTGTATCTTATGGTGGGGCTGGGAGTTTGCAAAGTTTTGGTATATATATGTCAAGTACAGGCACACCAAGAATAAGTTATTATAATTTAAATTGGGATACAAGTACATCCTTAACTTTGGGTAATTGGTATCATATAGTTGGTATATATAAAGGTGGAAATGTTGAAACATCAACTAATACAGAATTATATATTAATGGACAAATACAAACATTAACTATAACAAATAGTCTCAATTTGACAGGCGCAATTAATACATCTAATACAAATTATGCTATTGGTTATTATAGAGCAAGTCCAAGTGGGTCTTATTTTAATGGTGACATAGACCAAGTAAGGGTATTCAACAAAGCGTTATCATCTGCAGAAGTTGGTAAACTTTATGGTAATGGTGCAGGAGAAATAGCTTGTGCTTATACATCTACTACAGGCATAGTAAACTATCCTTCAGATACTACACCAGTCGCTTATTACAAACTTGACAACAGTTCAGAAGACTATTCTACTGGAGGTAACGATGGAACAGCCACGAACGTTGAGTATAAGTTTGGAAGGTATGGTCAAGCTGCGGTGTTTAATGGGAGTAGTAGTGCTATTGTATTGCCAAATGATATTCTAGATACAAGTGAACATTCTATTTCTTTATGGTTCAATTTAGATGACACGAATGGTATACAGACTGTTCTTGAAATGGATTATGAAAATAGAATTTTATTTAGGGCAGTTTCAACTGATAGTAATTTAGCTTATATAGGAAGTGTTGGATATTTTGACCACGGAATTCCTTTTTCTGCTGGTCAGTGGTATCATTTAGTAATTACTTTTAGTGCAGGTAATCCTTTTAAAATTTATGTAGATGGTGTGTTATCTTATACAGGAGCAAATTCAAACATTAAATCGCAAGATAATGATAATATTTTAGGCGCAAGCAATAGTTCAGGTGCTAATGGAGTGGATGGCAAGATTGACCAAGTACGCATCTATTCAACTGCCCTTACAAGTAGTCAAGTAACCGAACTATACAACGAAAAGCCTGAAGTAGATACATCTAACTTTAAGGCTGTATTGTATGAGGGGAATGGTGGAACTCAATATATTTCTAATGTAGGAATGGACTTGGAAACTGATGGCGGTTTAGTTTGGATAAAGAACAGAGACGTTGCTGATGCTCACGTTTGGTTTGATTCTGTAAGGGGAGCAACAAAATATATAATGAGTAATTTACCAGCACTTGAAACTACACAGGCTAATACTTTAGACTCATTTGAGGCTAATGGTTTCTTTTTAGGTTCTGACCCAACAGGTGGTGCTATGAATGCCAACAACGAAAGTTATGTTAGCTGGGTATGGAAAGGCGGCGGAGAGGCAGTCCAAAATAATGATGGTACTATTCAAGGTGCTAATTGTATGGTTTCTGCTAATACAGAAGCGGGGTTTAGTATTGTGAAGTATACAGGAAATAGTACTGCAGGGGCAACAGTAGGACACGGACTTTCTTCTGCTCCCGACTTAATTATAGTTAAACTTTTAGATTCAACTAAAGATTGGTATGTGTTTTCTGAACTATTAGGACAAAGTGGTGGCGAATATCAATACCTTGAGCTTAATACAAACGATGATGCAACAACATTTGTTTCACAAGAGGTTTGGAATGGAGATTTGCCCACATCGGATTTATTCACACTTACAGGGGGTAGTGCTGATAATTTAACCAATAATGACTATATAGCCTATTGTTGGCATTCAGTTGCAGGTTATAGTAAGATAGGGAGTTATCAGGGGAATGCAGGAACTAAAACCATATATACAACAGATGATGATACATCAACAGGAAGTGGAGGTTTTGAACCATCTTTTGTCTTAATGAAAAATTTTGAAGATGAAACCAATTCGCATTGGGTTGTTTTAGATAATGCAAGAAGTACGACTAATCCAAGAGAAGATGAATTGTATCCTGGTCTACCCAATGCAAACCAAGACCTTAATAGGCAAGTTAACTTTGTGTCTAATGGTTTTCAATTGACAAGTAGTTCGTACGCTAATAGAAGTGGTATAGATTATATATATATGGCATTTAAATAATGAAGAAACTATTTTTTATACTACTTAGTACATTCACATTTGCACAACAAGATATATATGGGTTATGTGGAGAAAATATAATGGATTTGAATACAGATGGTTTTCAATTAAAAACATCAAGTTCATCAAAAAAACGGACTTAATAAAGTTTTTATATATATAGCTTTTAAATAAAATTATGGCTTTAACAAAAATAACATCGGGTGTTATAGCACCAGAATTTACAACCTCGGCAAATTTAGTGTCAGGCACATCCGTATCTGTTGATTGGAATAGTGCTCAAATATTTAGAATAACTCCAAACCATGCAGTAACCTTTTCTTTTACAGATTATAAAATTGGTATGGTAAAAATTATTGTAGCTACTGGAGCAGGTGGTAGCAACACCCTTACTTTTCCGGCAGAGGCAATTAAATTAAGTGGAGACTACGATGATACTTCCGCCGCTAAAAACTTTATTCAAATAGTATGCACAGATGATGATGGTACTCCTGAGTTTTTTTATACAATATCTCAGCAAGCTACTTAGAGTAATATTTAAATTAAATTAAATGGCTAAAAAACGTTTTAAAGACACCGGCGTTGGGAAGTTTTTATTAGAAAAGATTCCTAACGTCGTAGGTGCAATAGCTGGTGATACACCAGTTGGTTCAGTAATACAAGCTATTATCGGAGGATCTGATATGTCAGAAGCTGATAAAAAAATTGCACTTAAAAAATTAGATATTGAAAGAGCGGAAATAGACGGCACAACTAAGCGTTGGGTTGCAGATGCAACTTCAGGGTCTTGGCTTGCAGCTAATGTACGTCCTTTGACTTTAGTGTTTTTAACAGTAAGCTATGTAGCTGGATGGTATATGGGTTATCCATTAGATTCAATTACAGGTTTACTTACTATTGTTATTGGTGGCTACTTCGGCTCGCGAGGTGTAGAAAAAGTATTTGGAAATAGTAAACACAAATAATGAGCGACTTGAAAATTTACGGCATAAACGTCGGAGCGGTGGCATTTTCAGCCATGCCTAACATTAACCCCACTTTGCAAACCGTAGTATTGGTTATGACAATAATATACACTGGGATGAATATTTATATAAAATTAAAAGATAGAAATAAAAAATGAAATATTTCGAAGAATCTGAATTTAGTGAATTTAATAAAATGGATCCAGCACTTTTAGTTATGTTAGATGACTTAAGGGAAGCATATGGTTATCCAGTTAAATTAACATCAACTTATAGAAGCCCTGATCATCCAATAGAAGCTAAGAAATCTAAGCCAGGAGAGCATGCTTATGGAGCTGCAGTTGATATTGCATGTATGGGCGGTGAGGCAACCTTTAAGTTGGTTAAAGCAGCTATTGAGACAGGATTCACTCGTATAGGTATTTCAAGAAAAAGTAATTTTGTGCACGTAGGAATTGGTTATCCAGGAGCTCCTGAAACTACTATATGGACATACTAAAATAAATTAAATGAAATTAATTAGAAAAATCAGCATAGGTCAAGACTATAAAAATGAAGCTATGCATTATTCGGTAGGCCAGGAAGTTTACGGAGGCCACAAAATTTGCGACATAATTGAACAAGAAGGTTCTTTTCAGATATACATTGAAAAGAAAGGTTCGCAATTGCCTTGGAAACATTTTAATAAAAACATGGCTGTGTCTATAGAATACAATCTAGATTATTAAATGAAGTCATTATACAATTATATTATATCAACGAATGACAGATACAATAACAAAACATCTGTCGAAGGCAAAGAGCTTATATTAAATACTGAAATTACAGAACGAGATTACGAGTTTGTAAATCGAATAGGTACAGTAATAAGTGCGCCTATAAATATTAAAACCCCTATAAAAGCAGGTGACCAAGTTATAATACATCATAATGTATTTAGAAGGTGGTACGATGTTAGAGGTAAAGAAAGAAATTCAGGTAATTATATAGACGAAAACAGATACTCAGTATCACCCGACCAGTTGTTTGCTTACAAACAAAATGGTGAGTGGCATTGTCCAAATATGTACTGTTTTGTGAAACCTTTAGAAAACGAAGACATATGGAGCGCTGAGAGTGAACAAAAACTTTTAGGAGTGCTTACATATACTAACGACTATTTAAGCTCGTTAGGGCTGTCCTGTGGAGATATCGTGGGGTTTACACCAGAATCTGAATACGAGTTTAACATAGATGATAAAAAATTATATAGAATTTTATCAACGGAAATAACTATCAACTATGGACATAAAAAAGAAACGCAAACTTATTCTTAATGCTGCAGAAAATTCAATTGATGAATTAATAAAAGTAATGAATAAGAGAATGGATCCAGATGAACTAGATCCAGAAAAAGTAAAAATATCAGCCTCAGCTTATAGGCTTGCAATGGAAGACGCTATTGCGCTTTTACAAAGAGTAGAGGAAATGAACGAAATGATGAACGAATCACCTAAAGATGCTAAAGATAGTTTCTATGGTGTAGAAAACAGAGTCAAGTAATGTACAAACAAAGTTTATATGCTATACACTCTGCGCATTTGTCTACTAAAAATGTAAAAAGAAACAACAAGCTAAAAAATTACAAGTACGGTTATAATGACGATCTTGATTGTGTAGTAATAAGTAAAAATGGAACTATAGGTGAAATTTTTGAAGTACAAGGGTTGCGTATTGCACTACCTGCAATACCAAAAGAAGTATATTCAAATAGCGAAAAACCTGAAGATCAAGTTTTTAAGCAAACCTTAAAACCCACTACACTATCAAAAATTAAATCAATACATGATTTTCAATTATATCCAGATGAAATTAAAGAAAAGTATTACGAATATATTAATTCAGAGTTTGATTGTCGCAGTGATGGCTACTGGTTTATGTGCAACGGCACAGCAACCTACATTACAGGAACGCATTACATGTACCTTAACTGGACAAAAATTGATGTTGGTGCACCTGAGTTCAGACAATCAAATAAAATATTCTTTTATTTTTGGGAGGCTTGCAAAGCAGATTACAGATGTTATGGAATGTGCTACCTCAAAAATAGACGGAGTGGCTTCTCCTTTATGGCAAGCGCAGAAACAGTTAATCAGGCTACAACATCAAAAGATGCAAGATTTGGAGTATTATCCAAAAGCGGTAGTGACGCAAAAAAAATGTTTACCGACAAGATTGTACCTATATCAATTAACTACCCGTTCTTCTTTAAACCAATACAAGATGGGATGGAAAGACCTAAAACAGAACTTTCTTACAAAATACCATCTAAAAGGCTTACAAGAAATTCACTCAAAGCAACTGATCAAAACGAAGTACAGGTTGGGGAAGGATTGGACACTACGATTGACTGGAAGAACACAGGAGACAACTCTTATGATGGTGAAAAACTAAAACTACTAGTTCATGATGAATCTGGTAAATGGGAAAAACCCGATAATATATTAAATAACTGGCGTGTTACTAAAACCTGTTTAAGGCTAGGAGCGAAAGTTGTTGGTAAGTGCATGATGGGTTCTACATCAAATGCTCTAGACAAAGGTGGTAATAACTTTAAAAAATTATATAATGATTCAAAAGTTGAAAACCGAAACCGCAATGGGCAGACTGCTAGTGGACTATACTCTTTGTTCATACCTATGGAGTGGAACTATGAAGGATTCATCAATAAATATGGATTTCCTGTATTCGATAGCCCAGAAAAACCTATTGAAGGAATCGACGGGGAGCTTATCAGGCATGGAGTTATCGATCATTGGGAGAATGAAGCAGATGGACTCAAAGGGAATAATGATGCTTTAAATGAATTTTATAGACAGTTTCCAAGAAGCGAAAAGCATGCTTTCAGAGATGAAATAGAAAAGTCTTTATTCAATTTAAATAAAATATACGAACAAATAGATTTTAATGAAGAAATGACCCTAAATGGCTACGTAACTCGCGGATCATTTAATTGGAAAAATGGGGTTAAAGATTCTTTAGTACAATTTAATCCAAATAAAACTGGTCGATTTAAATTGTCATGGATTCCGCCAGTTGAAATGCAAAATAATATAATAGTAAAAAACGGTATTAAATACCCAGGCAATAAAGATTTAGGTGCCTTTGGTTGTGATAGCTATGATATTAGTGGGACAACTGATGGCAGCGGATCTAATGGCGCGCTTCACGGGCTTACTACATTTAGTATGCTTTCAGATGTACCGTCTAGTCAATTCTTTTTAGAATATGTTGCTAGACCACAAACAGCTGAAATATTTTTTGAAGATGTACTTATGGCAATGATATTTTACGGTATGCCAATACTTGCTGAAAATAATAAACCTAGATTATTATATCATATTAAGAGAAGAGGTTATAGAGGATATTCAATGAATAGACCCGATAGACCTAGAAATAAATTATCTGTAACAGAAAAGGAATTAGGTGGTATACCTAATACCTCAGAAGATATAAGACAAGCCCATGCGGCTGCAATCGAAAGCTATATTGAAACTCATGTTGGGTTAAAAGAAAATGGAGATTGCGGTAGAATGTACTTTCAAAGAACATTAGAAGACTGGGCCAAATTTGATATTAATAAAAGAACAAAGTTCGATGCGTCTATAAGTTCCGGTCTTGCTATCATGGCATGTCAAAGACATTTATATGGATCTAAAACCGCAAGAGAGGTTAAAAAAATAGACTTTGGTTTTTCAAAATATAACAACCAAGGTTCAAAAAGTAAAATAATACAATAGAAAATGGCAGAAGCTACAGGACAAGTTACCCAATTTCCCAGCCAATCGGTTGACGATGCTACAAAGAGTAGCAAAGACTACGGAATGGAAGTGGCTCGGGGTATACAAAACGAATGGTTTAGGAAATCATCTGGCACGGGAAGATTCGTTCAAAATCAACGAGACTTTCATAAACTAAGGTTATATGCCAGAGGCGAGCAATCTGTTCAGAAATATAAAGATGAGTTTTCTGTAAACGGAGATTTATCTTATCTTAATTTAGACTGGAAACCAGTACCAATTATACCTAAGTTTGTAGATATAGTTGTAAACGGTATGCAAGACAGGTTATTTACTATAAAAGCTTTTGCTCAAGATCCTACGTCTGTAAAAGAAAGAACAAATTTTGTAGAGCTCATGGAAGAAGATATGAGCACACAAGATATACTGAAGGAAATTGATAATTCTTTAGGTATAAACGTTAGAAACTTTAGTGAAGATCAAGTGCCTTCCAATACGGAAGAACTTGAACTATATATGCAGTTAAATTACAAGCAAGGCATAGAGATAGCTGAAGAGCAAGCTATAGATAATGTCTTTAAAAGAAATAGTTACGAAGAGCTAAAGAAAAGAATAGATTACGATCAAACAGTTTTAGGTATTTCTGCAGCTAAACATACTTTTAACAATACAGACGGTATAAAGCTAGATTATGTTGATCCTTCTAATTTAGTTTATTCTTATACAGAAGATCCAAATTTTCAAGATGTATATTATTTTGGCGAAATAAAGCAAATAAAAACCAACGAGCTTAAAAAGCAATTTCCCAGCTTATCAAATGAAGAATTTGATGACACAGTTAAAAAATCAAGTAATTATAATAATTACGATTATGCTACTGTAGAAAAAGACGATAATTATGATTCTAATACATTAACTGTATTATATTTTAATTGGAAAACTTGGGAAAATAGTGTATATAAAATAAAAGAAACGTCTACAGGTGCTAAAAAAGCAATTAAAAAAGACGACAAGTTTAACCCACCTAAAGATCAAAGAACTCGTTTTGAAAGAGTAGCTCAAGCTAGAGAAACAATATATGAGGGAGTGATGGTACTAGGAGCTAATAAGCTTCTTAAGTGGGAAAAAGCAACTAATATGGTGCGCCCTGATTCTAATGCCAATAAGGTAATGATGAATTATGTTGTTAGCGCTCCCAGAATGTACAAAGGCAAAATTGAAAGTTTAGTAAGCAGGATGGTTACTTATGCTGATTTAATTCAGCTTACGCATTTAAAATTACAGCAAGTAATTCAAAGAATGACACCATCTGGTGTTTATTTAGATGCTGATGGCTTAGCCGAAATAGATTTAGGCAATGGAACAAGTTATAATCCTCAAGAGGCTTTAAACTTATATTTTCAGACTGGTTCCGTTATAGGAAGATCAATGACAGTTGACGGGGACATGAACCCTGGTAAAATACCAATACAGGAGCTGCCAGGTGGTGGTGGTCAACAGTCCGCATTACTTATACAAGCGTATAATTATTATTTAAACATGATACGCGATGTAACAGGATTAAATGAAGCTAGAGACGGATCAGATCCAGATCAGTATGCTTTGGTTGGAGTGCAAAAGCTTGCTGCTGCAAATTCTAATACAGCAACTAGACATATATTGCACAGTTCACTTTATATTACAACAACACTTGCAGAAGCAATAGCGGTTAGGATTAAAGACGTACTTGAATTTCATCCACAAAGAGACGCTATGATAACAAGCATTGGTAGGTTTAGCGTAGGCTCATTAAAAGAAATGGAAAATTTGCATCTGCATGATTTTGGTATATTTTTAGAGCTAGACCCCGACGAAGACGAAAAGCAATTGGTAGAAGCTAATATACAAATGGCATTGTCTAGAGACCAAATACTTTTAGAAGATGTTATTGATATCAGACAAATAAAAAATATTAAATTAGCTAATCAATTACTAAAATATAGAAGGGTTAAGAAGCAAGCTGCTGATCAATTAAAAGCTGAAAGAAATATTGCGGCACAATCGCAAGCCAATGCTCAGGCCGCTCAATCCGCTGAACTAGCCAAAGCTCAGGCGGAAACAATTAAGGTTGAGTCAAGAATGAAGTTAGCCGAAGCACAATCTAATTTTGATGTTAAAACAATGCAAGCTGAAGCTAATACAAAAAGAGAGCTTATGCAGTTTGAGTTTGATTTAAATATGAAGCTTAAAGAGATGGAGCTTAACGCTAAAAAAGAAATAGCTAATGGTAAAACAACCTTAGCTGATATAACAGGTCCGCCATCATCCGCTAAACCTCAAAAATCATTTGAGTCAAGCGGGAACGATGTTTTAGGTGGCATAGACCTTAGTAGGTTTGAACCTAAATAAAAATTATTAACTATTATATATTATTAAATTATGGCAGAATGGAAAATTAAAGGTGCTGCTGAAGACGTTGAACAAAAGTCAGCACGACAACAAGAACAAGCTGTTCTAGACAAAGCAGTTGAAGAAGGTAAGATTGAACCAGAAGCCGCGGGCAAAGAGGTTGATGAAGTACCGAAAATTAACTTAGACGAATTAAACAAAGAAAAAGATGCCGTTCAAGAGCGAGAAGCAGAGGAAGTTCCTGTGGAAGATGCACCCGGAGATAGCAAAAAAGTGGAGCAAGAAGTACAAGAACAAACTGAAGCCAAAGAAACAGAGGAGCAAGACTCGCCGCTCGAGCTCATTAAAGACGAAGAGAAAGCGGTAGAAACTAACCAGCCTAAAGTAGACGAAAGAGCTGCTCGAGTAAACGAACAACCTAAACCTGCTGAACCCGAAGTTGTACTTCCGGAAAATGTAGACAAGCTTGTTAAGTTTATGGAAGAAACAGGCGGTAGTGTTGAAGACTTTGTTTTATTAAATAGAGACCTATCAAAATACAATGATGGAGATTTATTGCGAGAATATTATAAACAATCTAAACCTTGGGATTCACAAGAAGTATCTGAATATATGGAAGATAATTTTTCATATAGCGAAGAAGACGATGACCCAAGAGAAATCCGCTCTAAGAAAAGAGCATTTAAAGAAGAGCTATTTAATGCTAAAAAGTTTTTGGAAGGAAACAAAGAGAAATATTATGCTGACCTCAAGTTGAAGAAGCAAACAGATATTCCTCAGGAGTACAAAGAGGCTTTAGAGTATTACAATACATATCAACAGAACGCTGAATCAAGCAAACAACTTACTGAAAGTTTTTTACAAAAAACAGATAATGTGTTTAGTCAAGATTTTAAAGGTTTTGATTTCCAAGTTGGAGACAATAAATACCGCTATAAAGTCAATAATGTTAATGATACAAAAACACAACAATCTGATATTAATAATTTTGTAAAAGAATTTTTAGGCGACAATGGCCAAATTAGTGACGCTAAGGGTTACCATAAAGCATTGTTTACTGCAAGAAATGCAGATAAGCTAGCTGAACATTTTTATGAGCAGGGCCGTGCCGATGCTCTTCGCCAATCCGCAAAGGATGCTAAAAATATAAACATGGACCCAAGGCAAGAAGGTGTTATTAAAACAGCTTCAGGTCAAAAGTTTAAAGTTGTTTCGGGCGACTCTAGTTCTAAACTGAGAATGAAACTAAAACAATAACTTAAAAATTTATTACAATGGCTATATCAACTGGCATTGAAAACTTAACCCCTTCATCTAGCAAGGGATCATTATTTCAAGGTAATTATATTACCGATTTCGATTTTACAAAACAATTTTTACCTGATGTATACGAAAAAGAAGCTGAGATCTACGGAAACCGTTCTATCTCTTCTTTTCTGCGTATGGTATCAGCTGAAATGCCTTCCACTTCTGATGAAATCAGATGGATTGAGCAAGGAAGACTACACACGCGTTACGACAACGTAGCTATTGGTACTGCTAGTGGTACTGGAGAATCTATATTTACAGTTACTTTTGCTGCTAAGCCTGACGGCACTGCTTATGCTGCAGGAGACGCTCCTGTTGTTAGAGCTGGACAAACCATTATGGTACAAGGACTAACTTCTGGAGGTCTTGCTACTGGACCCGTAGTTAAAGGTGTTGTTACTGTTGCTGGAGCTGCCGCCGCTGGTGATACTGGAACTTTTACTGCTGTTGCTTATACAGCTGCTGACTGGACAGGTGTTACAGGTGCCGCTTCTTACGCAAAAGCAAACGTACTAGTATACGGTTCTGAGTTTGCTAAAGGTACCGACGGAATGGTTGGATCTTTGGATTCTGACTACAGCTCTTATACTAACAAGCCTATTATCCTAAAAGATAACTACGCTATCAATGGATCTGACACTGCTCAGATTGGCTGGATTGAAGTTACTTCTGAAAATGGTGCTTCTGGTTACCTATGGTATCTAAAGTCTGAGCATGAAACTAGACTAAGATTTGAAGATTACCTAGAAATGTCTATGGTAGAGTCAGTAAAGAAAACTGGCACTGCCGGTACAGCTGCTGCAAACTACACTGGATCTGAAGGTTTCTTTGCTGCGCTAGAAGCGAGAGGTAATGTATATGACGGACTATCTTCAGACTTAACCACCGGCGGGACTGGCAGCACTCCATCTTTTGCTGGTTTTGATAACATCCTTAAGCAACTAGATAAAAATGGAGCTATTGAAGAAAATATGATTTATAGCAATAGAGCTTTATCTCTAGCTATTGATGATGTATTGGCTTCTAAAAATTCTTATGGAGCAGGTGGTACTTCTTACGGAGTGTTTAATAATTCTGAAGATATGGCCCTAAACCTAGGATTCTCTGGATTTAGAAGAGGTGCTTATGATTTTTATAAGACTGACTGGAAATATCTAAATGATTTTGCTACAAGAGGCGGATTTGGTGATGTTGAAGGAACTATTATTCCTGCAGGTACATCTACTGTATATGATCAGGATCTAGGTAAAAATATCAAAAGACCATTTTTACACGTACGTTATCGTTCTTCTGAAACTGATGACAGAAAAATGAAAACTTGGATTACTGGATCAGTAGGGGGTGCATACACTTCTAGCTTGGACGAAATGAGAGTTAACTTCTTATCTGAAAGATGTTTGATTACTCAAGGAGCCAACAACTTCTTCTTATTGAAGTAGTAAATTAATATAGCAGAGGGTGGTTACGGCCACCCTTTAGCTATTATCTTATTAAATTATATTATGAAAAATTGGGAAATAAAAGACAGAACATACGTTCTTAAGAACGGGATGTCTCCGTTAACATACAAAATTAAAAGTACAGGTTTATTGCACTTTGATGAAGAAAAAGCAATTAACAGGGAAATAAGATATGCTGATAATCAAAAGTCATTATTTATTGACGAACAAGATGGTTTTGCACAACTTAAACATATAGTATTCCGAGATGGAGTGCTTATGGTTTCTAGAACACAACCTTTACTACAACAATTATTATCATTATATCATCCTGATAGACTAAATTTATGGGAAGAAATTGACAACGTAAAAGAAGCTGTTGATGATATAAGTATTATAGAATTAGAATTAGAAGCATTAAAATTAGTGCAAGAGCTTGATGTTGAGCATCTTGAAGCTATACTTAGAACTGAAATTGGTTCTGATGTAACAACAATGTCTTCTAAAGAAATAAAAAGAGATTGTTATTTGTTTGCTAAAAGCGAACCAGAACTATTTATTGAAGTAGCAAAAGACGAAGATATTAAACTTCGTAACTTAGCTAATAGATGCGTAGAAGCTGGTATTGTTAAACTAACAGATGATAATACAGTATTTAAGTGGAGCACAAATGGGAAGAAAATTATGACTGTACCATTTGATGAACATCCATATGCAGCGTTTGCTAGATTCTTAAAGACAGATGAAGGTGTAGACGTTATGAAAGCTATTGAAAAGAAACTTTCATAAAATACTAGGTTATAGTTATTTGTTTAACTATAACCATCTAATAAATAAAAACAATAATGGTAAGCATAGACAACGTTTATAAAACAGTATTAAACATACTTAATAAAGAAAATAGAGGTTATATTACGCCAAGGGAATTTAATTCACTAGCTAACCAGGCTCAAAATGAAATTTTTGAAGGTTACTTTTCCTTAAGAAACTATGTTGTTTCCAATGATTCCGACTATTCGGATATTAGAAAAAACGTAGAAGAAAAAATAGCTTTATTTGAAAATGAAGAAACAATAGACGTTGGTACTTTTTCTAACGCAGCAGGCAACACTACTTCAAGCTATTATGCTTACCCTACGAATTTTTATAGGCTAGGAACAGTATCAGCGAATGCTATACACGCTACAGAAGTTTCAAGTCAACAGATATTATATCTCAACAGGGCTCCGCTAACTAAACCGACTGTAAGCAATCCCGTTTACGTTAGGCACGAAGGAGGCGTAGTACTTTACCCAGGGACTGGAATAACAAGTTTGCTTATAAACTATATTAGAAAGCCAAACACTCCTAATTGGGTTGGGGGTACTGCTAACGGGCAAGTTGTTGCTAGCACAACAGATGCAGCTTATCAAAATTTTGAGCTACATGCTTCAGAAGAGTCTGAACTTGTGGTCAAAGTGTTAGCCTATGCCGGTGTAATAATAAGAGCTGCAGATATAACTCAAGCTGCAACAGCTAAAGAACAACAAATTATACAATCTGAACGATAATGGCAGAATCAAAAAAAATATATACTAGTCAAGGATATTATGCAGACTTTGAAAATGACGTTGCTAATACGCCGGCTGATTTTAAAGGGTTAGGATATTACAGCAGAACAAGTTTAGAGGACGTTATAAATAACTTTATTGTTGCTTATATTGGTGAAGACAAAGCTCTTTCTAAAGTGCCAAGGTATGAAGTGGACTTTTGGGCCCAGAGAGGTATGCAAGAGTTTAGCTACGATATATTGCATAGCGAAAAAAGTGTTGAAATAGAACTTGGTGATGCTTTGCAATTTCCGCTGCCTCAAGATTATGTTAACTATGTAAAAGTTTCGCATGTAGGCAATGATGGGCGTAAAAACGTTTTACTTCCAGTAAGAACAGCTGGAAACCCTTCAACCCCAATACTACAAGACGGAAATCATAACTTTTTGTATGATGGAGATGGAGAGGTACAAACAGCTGATCAATCCACTTCTACCGACAGGTTTCAAGATCCTAATAATCCTGCTAATAGGGCTCAATCAGCTCAAGATTACTATAACAATAATTATAACGACGATAATTTTTCTTATTTTAATAAAAGATATGGTAGTAACCCAGAAAACATGACTGGCGCTGGCACATTTTTTATAGATACAGTAAGAGGTATTGTGTTCTTTGATGGAACATTTGCGGGAAGGCCTGACAATTTAATTGTTTTAGACTATATTTCTGATGGCATTGCTGATAACGGAGATCTATCTAAGGTTTATGTGCCAAAGCTCGCTGAGGATGCTTTATATGCTTATATGCTATATAATTTGTCAAAGCTAAGACCTTCAAGCGCGCAGCTAGCTCCTTTATATAAAAAAGAAGCAAGTGCTAAAATAAGAAATACAAAAATAAGACTTTCAAACTATAAATCCGAAGAAATGGCTCAAGTATTACGAGGCAAGGCTAAATGGATTAAACATTAAATAAAATTAAATGGCGGAAAGCAAAAGAACATTCCAAGCCGCAAGGATGGATAAAGACATAGACGATAGGTTATTAAAATCAGGACAATATAGAGATGGTCTTAATATATCTATTGACACGTCTGAAGATGCTAACGTAGGTGCCGTAGAAAACCTCAAAGGAAATGAATTGATATTAAATCAAGACATTTATGGGTTGTCTTCTGCTACAAATCCAAATGCAAAAGTAGTAGGTAGCTACTCTCACCCTGAAGAAGAAAAAATTTATTATTTCGTTACAGGTGATAAGGCAGATGGTATTTTTGAACACGACATTAAAGCTAATAAAGTAAACACTATAGTTATAGATAGCTTAGTACCAAATTTAGCAGACACTAAGGAAATTAAATGTAGTGATATTTCAGCAGCGGGGTATATTGCACAAGATGGAACCATATCTGTTAGTTCTAAATTAGGTGATACAAAGGTTACAACTAATAAATTTGCTGTAAATGCTACTGGGTCAGGGGTTCCTAAGTCAATTACTACAGAAACAGAAGTACCTAGTATATATAAAAACGGAGGGGATAAAGTGGTTTGTACAATAGAAGCAATTCAACCTTCTATTACCGCTCCGGATGTTGTAACTAAAGGCCCAAGCAATATAACTGATGTTTCCGCAAAAGTAAATGGATTTTTAACAAACGACAGTGTAAATGTTACTTCTCAGGGGTTTTATTATGGATATAAAACAGACGGTAGTATTTTAACACTAGATGAATTAAAAAATGGTGGCACGGGTGTTACTAGGTACACTATAACAATTTCATCTCCTAATATAAAAAATGATTTTAGCGGTGATTTAGTAAATTTAATTGCAGACAAACAGATTAGCTATGCCGCATTTGCTACAAATGCTGTAGGTACTACTGACGGCGAAATAAAAAATCTAACAACTGCGAGTACGATATATTCAATAACAGGCTTAGGATTCAACAATACTTCTATAAGTAATTTAGGTGGGGTTGAAGTTTTTGAAGTTACAGGAACACCTGGTGCAACTTATACGCTGGCTGGTTCTTCCGGCAGCGGTAGCGATGGTGCTACCCCCCCATCTGGCACACACACAATTGGTAGTAGTGGATCAAATGCACACAGTATAACAATATCAGCACAAACAACGGGAGCATCGGCAAGGAATCCTGCTGTAAGTGTAATTGTTTCTGGTAGTACAGTTTTTTTACCTATAAACTTGACGTCTTTTGACACTATATCACAGGCTGCAGGAGCTGCACAAACATACACGTATACATTAAATTTAGCAAGCGCTGCTGGTAATAATGCTACGTTAAAAACAACACCGTTTGAAAACGGGGCAGCGTATACTGTATTCAGTATAACAGAAGTAGCGGGATATTCTAATACGGCTGAGGAGACATTTTATATATTCCCCGATGCGGGTTGGCAATATGATCAGGCTCCTGTACTTATATCAGGACTGCCTAGCTGGGCCTCGGTACTAGTCGTTGGGTTTGATCAAACAAATTCAGCGGGTCACACATATTTAGAAATTGCAATAAATATAAATAATACACCTTCAAATAACGATACAGCAAGTGCAACAGTAACTGCACCAGCACGTCAAGTAACAACAGCATGGTCGCAAGGGCTTTGGGAGTCAACAGCTAATCCTTCTTTAGATAGAAGCCCCACTGCGGATAGTGGTTTTGTTATTTACGGTACTGGTACTTTTGATAAAAATAGTGCTGGGTATCAAAATCATCTTACAGACACTATTACAGCGAGTAACGATCAATTTTTTGATGGAGTAAACTCTACTACTAGTGATAGCAGTTACGGCGGAGATTTAATAAACACAGTAATAACACCAGATAATGGAACATATCCTTCAAGCGAAAACGGCACTGTTGATTTAGACTTTACAGTTACCATACCATCTAGTACAAGAAAAAGTAATATTTATACACAAAGACCTATTAGTGTAGATTTTGCTGGAGGCTCTTCTAGTCTAGTTATAACTAGTGGTGCATATACAAGCACAGCGGGCGTAAGCCACTTTGGCGGAACTAAAATCTTTAGAGTTACTGGAGATATAGGGGCCACTTATAGGCTTAGAGGCGTTTTTACTTCTGGCAATGGAACTTATACACTAAACAGTTCGCCTTTTGATCACAGTCTATCTGTAGGGGCTAACGCCGCATGTAATGCGGGTAGTAGAACTATAAGTACAACTCTAACGCCTACTGGCTCTACGGTTTTACAAGGCGGTGCGGCAGAATTTGCGTCTAGCTCCTTACAAGCAACAGCGGGTAATGTATCTTGGGCTCCTAGCACTATAACCGTTTCAGGTAGTCTTACACATACAAACCCTGGAAGTACTATAGTTACAATAGGTGGAGTAAATTATTTTACCCCAGGCGCTAACTTTACAGCTACACTTACAGTTAGCGGCTATCAACAAAGTCCGAACAGGGGCGACTATGTCCCATTTACTCAAATCCAAAGCGGAGGATTAGGGGGTGTTCAGCAAAATGGATTTAATACCACCAACGCCGCTGAGGGTGCCCATTCGGGTTCAGGAAATATGAGTTATAGCAACGGGGGTTGGTTTTCGGGCAATTGGCCAAATCCAAAAAATATAAATGGAAGTTATAGTATTAATGTAACCTTAGGGGGAGGTACTAATTATGCTTCTATGAGGTATCAACTTTTTTCTGGGGCGCCGATTAACGCTCACAACTATGATCCCTGTGTTACCTCTTGGAATGGCATTAAAGTTTGGAGTGGATATACATACCCATAATAAATAGCTAGAATATAATAATATTAAACAAATATGGCAAGCAAAATATTAAATTTTAGCCCAGATAGGTTAATTACGGGCATCAACATAGTAGATAACATGATGTTCTATGTAGACAACCAGAATGAGCCTAAAAAAATAAATATTGAAAAATTTAGAGGGGATGCTACTGAAGGTGAATTTAAAGAAATACCTGTTGATCATTCTACTGGAACTACATATATTTATAATAGACCTTTTGAAGAAAGAGATATAACTGTAATAAAGGATCATCCAATTAATTCTATTAACACTGTTAAATATACAGAAAACTTCGGACCTGAAGAAGAAGATTTATCAATAGAAGAGGTTGAAGCTGGTGATTCTAACGGGATAGATGAGAATGGTGATGTTATTGAAGACATTGCACAAGGTATTGCAGATATGCAGTTTATGGCTAGCTTTACTTATAAAACACAATTTCAAGGTGTTTTATACAAAGGTAACGGCACATTAACTGAAGCTGGTTTTATTTGGTCTCACAGCGAAAGCTCATTAGAGGGGTTAATAAACGGCGTAGGAAATACTTCCTATAAAATAGAAGCCGATGATATTGGTTCGGGAAATAATACTGTAATTATAAATAAAATAATACAATCTACGGATTCGTCTAGCCCTACTTATGATGCTAATTTAACGCCTGGAGATATATATGTAGTTTCTTTTGGTAAGAAAAAAGGACTTGATTCTAGATTTTATAGTGAGGTAAGAAAAGCTAAAATAAAAGTTGACACTGTTAGCTGCACTGCTCCCAGCGGATTATCATCTTCATTTGAAATTGTTGGGAATGATGTAAACTTTACCGCTAATTTAGAAGATGATGGCGGGGAGCAAATTATTCAATCTGGGTTTTATATATCTAGTGGAGCTGTTAACAATAATGACGGTGCCCCCACTATACAAGAGCTTGTAGACGAAGGTATAAAAATTTTAGCTAGCGCCGAGTCTGATTTAGAAAGAATAACGGCAAGTACTGGAGTAGCTCCTAATAAAATATTTTACTATATTCCTTTTGTTACAACTAAATGTGGCACCGTATACGGTAACTCTTTAACTTTAGTGGATACAGTAGATACCGGTGAAGTTGAAAATAAAGGCGAGAAAAAAATAGCCGTTTCCACCTTACAAGCGGGAGCAGCCTCCGGGGGAGACTATGGTTATGATGGAGATATTGTTGCAGGGTTTGCGTTGGGGCATATTAGCGAAAATAATCAGCCTAATGGTAACCCAAAAATAGCGGAAGTTGGTTTTTATATTGACACAAGTGGCTTAACTAAAGAAGAAATAATAACCTCCACATTTACAAACAATTCTGCAAATGGTGGTAAAACAATTAAATACCCAGCTTCATCAACCACCCTTACGCCTAATGTGCATAAAGATGGATTGGATGGAGGGGATGATTTAGAGCCAAACGATTTTAATTATGACAAAGGGGGTAGTTTTTATTTAAGCACAAAAAATAAAATTGCTTATGCTCCGAATCAAGAGTATAGTGTAATAGCTTACGCTATTGACGAAGAGGGAAATGAAAGCATAGGAAAAATTATAACAGTAGTTTCTTCTGGAAAATCAACTGGACCTAAAAACGTTCCATTAACCCCTGCAGAAGAGCCACATTGGTCTTCTGTTTATTCCGGAACTGAGCCCTCTTTTAGCGTGGCTAATAGAGAATACTTTTTTAAAGATGAAACAACAGCTGGGTCGATAGACACCGATGGTATTAGAACCGGATTAGTAAGCGCAGACATAGATGTTCTTAGCTTAGGTGATATTATTACTTATAATGTTAATTCTGACGGAACTTATACGACCGAAGGTGGTATAAATGATATAGGTTTTGTTTTTTCTGCGCCAGTAACCAACGAAGAAATTAGTGGGGTTAACGCTCAAACAGGAATTTTTGGTGTGCCGCACTGGGAGGTGTACAACAACGGCACTAGCATTCCTAAAACAGTAGACCCTGATAATACTTTTAGAGTTGTTGTAGGTAAAGATGATTTTACATTTACCCAACGCTATACTGATGAAGGAAATCCAATACCAGGTGGCGGAACATATGAATTAGATAACCCTGTAGAATTATACAAAATGACAAAAGAAATGTATAATTCTTTGGTAGAAAACGGATATAATCCTAGTGCATTAAATTTAACTTATACTCCGTTTATAGTTGACCATACAAACCGAATACATTACGGGCATACGCAATACGTAGCAGGCCCAAGAAATAATTTTAACCCTACCCAAGATATTTCAGAGCTAGGAAAAAATTATCCACAGCGGGGTATCTTAGGAGCCGCGCCTATTATTAACGAAAATTCAAACTCTAAAACAATAAATGATATTACTGATACAACTGCAACTTTGTTGGGTAAGTTATCAAACCATGGCAAGCCTGTTTCAGAATTTGGATATTATATTTCAAATACAAAACCTTCAAATGTAACCGTAAATAGCAACGGGCATAGCGAAGGTTTAGACACCTGGGCGGCGACTGCTACAAAAGTTGTGGCAACAAATTTAACAACAGCACAAGCAAATGCGCATATAAATCAAAGCGTAAACCCATTTATAGATTTTGAAGTTGATGTTACAGGATTAACGGCTGAAACAGAATATTATATTGTACCTTTTTCAAAACCAGTCCAGACAACGTCAAACATAGGAGCAGAAGGCCCAGAGAATGATGGGCAAAGCTTAAAAGAATTTGTAAATAGAACTAAATACGGTTCTATTAAAGATTTTTTTACAAATAAAGCAGCTTTAACATCAGTAGACGTTGAACCAGATGTTGTGATATTAGACATATCTAAAAATCAAGACTTAACAAAAACAAGTGTTAATCTTACTGGCGCTGCTGTTAAAAAATCAGGTAATTACGCTATAACTAAAGTTGGGTTTTACGCAAAGCCCGCTACTGAATTTTCAAATCCATTTTCAGATCAGGCTGGTAATGCAGCTACTATGGCAAGCTCTACAAATAGACTTGAAAAAGAAATTATTTTAAATAATCCTTTTGATTCAGAAGTAAACGAAGAAGATGAATTTAAAGCGGAATTAATAGGTATTGATACTGTAGAATATTACGTAGCTTCATTTGTAGAAACAAATACTAACGGAAATATTGAAACTTTTATTTCAGATTACATATCTGTAGATAATTCAGTAAATGCTTCAATAAATCCATCTTTATTGGTAAAAAGTTTTCGTATCGTAGGAACAACAGGTGGCTATAACTACAAAAAATACCACCAAGACAGAGTTGAATTAAGTTTTGAAAATGAACATCTAAGAGCACAAATAATAAACTATGGATTTTATTATTTAGCTAATGATTCTTTAAATCAACCTAGTGATTCTGCAGAGTTTATGGAAGAATATAATTCCCCTAGCACAGGCACTGTTACGGCTGTAGAATCAAGTAGCGGTTCCCCTATTTATGTTAATCAATCATACTCTACTAAGTGGGATAGGTTTACTCCTGAGGTAATTGCTGACCGGGATGCTGGCTTTAGTAGATATTACGTTTTGGCGTTTTTTGAAACGGTTGATAACAAGTTTGTTTTTTCAAACGTTGATCAGGTACATAGGCCAAAGCCTTTTAATTTTTCTACGCCTTACCATGACCTTGCTAATCTTTGGACAAATTCAATATTTTCAGTAAATAAACTTGAGTTTGGTAGCATGAGGGGTAGCAGTACAATCTATGAGCTAACATTAATGGTTGTGAATACTACAATGATATTACCACAACGTCAAGCTAGTAGGGTAGAAGTTGGTATTAATTCAGCTGCTATACCAAATGGAGATTATGAAATAAAAACCAAAAAAATCAGTGGAAGTAACCAAGTAACAGCATTTCCTGGAAAGATTATTAAGGAATCATATGGTATACGTATTCACGTAATGAAACCACAAGCTAACTTTGGCGGAATGCGAAGTTTTTGGGAAATTTGCTTAGTTAAACCAGGTGGGGGGCAAGAAGTAATCTATGATGTTCTTCCTATAGACATTAATTAATTATACATGGCAGAAAAAATAAAACCTTTTGAAAAAATATTCCCCTATATAAGCTATAGGTGGAAATATGACGACGGTGAATACTCGCCTTATGCTCCATTTACGGAAGTGCAGTTTGTATCTAAATCTATAGACTCTGTTAATGATAGATATGAAAAAGGGTTTAATATTTTCATGGTTAACGACATTGAAAATATAGTATTAAATAATATTCCAAAAGGAAGAGAAGATGTTGTTGCCGTGGATGTCCTATACACAGAGTCTATATCCTCTACGGTATATATATTAAAGACCGTTGAGTTAGATCCTGGCGATAGGGGAAATGGATTTTTAAATCCTATCATAATATCTAAAAGAGCTTTAGGTATTGCTTTACCAGATTCTGAATTGACTAGGCAATTTGATAGTGTTCCTTTAACGGCTAAAGCCCAAGAATTTACCGCAAATAGATTAATGTATGGAAATTACTTAACTAAGTTTGATCAGGGTAAAAACGACTTAGGCGGTGATGGATTTAAAATAACTACTGGAATTGCAAAATTTCAAGATCCTATTTCAGGGCCGTCTGTAAAAACAAGCAGAACCTATGATGTGGGGGTTGTTTATATGGATAAATACGGAAGACAAGGCGGTCTATTATCTCAGAAAGCAGGTTCTGGAGATAGTTCAGGTTCTTCTTTAATAAAAACTAAATTTACATATGATGCAAGAGTAAAGCTTGCCGCTAGAATTAACAGCGACGCCCCACCTTGGGCTGTTCATTATAAATATTATATAAAAGACGTTTCTACGGACTTTTATAACATGACCGCTTTTAATACTTACTTAGACGGTGAAAGTGGAGATGATGAATCGGCTAATGTTTACTTACAATTTGACTCTAAAGACAGGAATAAAATAACAGAAGATTCTTTTTTAATTCCAAGAAGAGACAAAATGAATCTAGCTAACCCTAATGGGTCTGTTATAACTGAGCTATCTAGAGTGCCGGTATTGGCTATTGAAAACGAAGCTCCTGATGTTGTTAAAGGACAGGTTAACGAAAGAGTAGTGGTGCCTATAAATCTTAGTATTGTAGATGAAATGGGTCAAATAATGGATCACACCTCTAATTTCGGCGATGGCAATGATTACAGGCAAAGTCCAAATCATTCTACCGTAATAGGTGATACTGAAATTGCTATAGGCGACACTAATAATGGTTTTGGGATTATTATATCAAAATTAAATTCGTATATAAAAGAACAAGACCCTACTGCCTCTACAGTTTTTGAAATAGGGCAAGGTATAGTGAGCACGCAACTAACTGATCAAATTATAGATGTAAGTGGCTATGGAGAGCGATTAGTAGCTAGGTTTGAGTCTAGTAATCCAGATGATTATAATACAGATCTTTGCTTAGTTGATTCGATTAGATTCACTACTAACGATAGCGTTAAAAAAAGAAATGTTTTAATATTTACTATTTCAACTAGATTAGACGACAATGGTAGCCCCCTGACGGTAGCATCTGCTGTTCCAGGATTAAGTAAGGGAGGCCATCAAATGGGTGGGGGAACAATTACAGAAGACTTTAAATTTTATAAGCTAGGTTTATCAGAAACTGGACAGAAAAAACTAAAAGGTTCTTTTTTCGTAAAAGTTCCAAGAAGAACAGATGCTGATTCTTTTCCATCACTTCCTATAGGTCAAACAGAGTTAGATGAAAGAGGTGATATTGAGGAATTAAAATTTATAGATTTTGAAACAGAAGCTGGAGATGATTCTAATTTAAATTTATATTGGGAAGCTTCTAAAGTATTTTCAATAGAAAATGATCATGGTAAAGATAACGTTATACCTTGGACAAACTGTATAGCTACTTTGGGTGGACAAACACAAGAATCAAGTGCTACAATACCAAATAAAATATATTTAGAGTCAATAAAAATACAAGATAAATTTAATTCTACATCTTTAGTAAAAGGTATTAGAGTAAATACACCAGAAGCTAATTATGCTCAAGAGCGTAGAGAACACGGCTTAATATTTTCGGGCTTATATAATTCTAGGACAGGTATCAATGAACTAAATAAATTTAATTTAGCAGACGGAATAACTAAAGAACTAGAGCCTAATTATGCGGGCATTCAAAAGCTGCATGCTTTAGATACTAATTTATTAGCTTTTTGCGAAGATAAAGTATTTAAGATATTAGCTGACAAAGACGCGTTGTTTAATGCTGACGAAGGCGTTAATGTAACCGCAACAAATTTAGTTTTAGGGCAAGCGATGGCTTATCAAGGTGACTACGGAATAAGTACACACCCAGAATCTTTTGCTTATTTTGGTAATAATATATATTTTACTGATGCAAAAAGGGGTGTTGTAATGCAGCTCAC